CGCTCGACGCTCGACCGCTACGTCACCCAGCTGGATCTGTTGACGCAGGCGCAGACGGACATGAACAAAAATGGCCTGACCGTTACGAAAGTCACACCAAAGGGTGCCGAAATGGAAATCGCCAATCCTGCTATTCAGATTTATAACCAGACGGCCAGCGCGGCAAACTCCACCGTTTCGACCCTGCTGCGCGTCATCCAGCAGTTCAAATTTATGGTGGCGAATGCCGGTGAGGACGATGACCTCTAACATTCCCCCGGAGATTTTGGAGTACATCGAGCAGGTGGAGGCCGATCATCCTCGCGCCTGCCGGGAGCAGCATGCGCTTGTTGCGCTTGTGCGGCGCATTTTTGAAACAGAAAACGTTCATGTGGATACCGAGCGAATGCGGAAATATTTCCGACTCGCCCGGTATTTTCCGTATGAAAGGCTTTTTCCGTGGCAGACCTTTGCGCTGGGGCTGTGGTTGTGCACCTACCGCGCGGATAATACCCCCCGCTTCAAAACGCTGTTTGCAATGGTGGGCCGTGGTGCGGGCAAAGACGGCGTGATCGCCATTTCTTCGGCAGCGCTCATCAGCCCATACAACCCGGTCCCGCATTACAATGTGGACATCTGCGCCAACAACGAGGAGCAGGCCGTCACCCCGGTCAAAGATATCGTGGAAGCGCTGGAGAATCCGACGTGGGAAGCCAAATTGTCAAAATATTACTACCACACAAAAGAGATCCTTCGGGGCCGCAAAAACCTGGGCGAGGTCAAAGGCCGAACCAACAACCCGAAGGGCCGTGACGGTATGCGTTCCGGCGCGGTCATCTTCAACGAGGTCCACCAATACCAGAATTACGACAACATCAAAGTCTTCGTCACCGGCCAGGGCAAAGTTGCCGAGCCGCGCGTGGGCTTTTTTACTTCCAACGGCGATATCAGCGACGGCCCGCTGGACGACTATCTTGCACGAGGCCGCAGGATACTGTTTGAGGGCGAGGCGGATGAGGGCTTTTTGCCGTTTATCTGTTGCCTGGACGCGAAAGACCAGGTGCACGATGAAAACAATTGGTGCATGGCAAACCCATCACTCCCCTACCTGCCCCATTTGATGCAGGAAATTCGGGACGAGTACCGCGACTGGCGGGAGCGCCCGGAACAGAACGGTGATTTCATGACGAAACGCATGGGCATCCGGGACGGGGCAAAAGAGATCGCCGTCACCGACTACGAAAAAGTCAGGGCCACCAACACCCCCCTGCCCGACCTGGCCGGGTGGAGCTGCACGGTGGGTATCGACTATGCCGAGTTGAGCGACTGGGCGGCGGTCAACCTCCACTTCCGGCGCGGCGATAAGCGCTTCGACATCAATCACGCCTGGATCTGCGCACAGAGCAAAACACTGACCCGCATCAAGGCCCCGTGGAAAACGTGGTGTGATATGGGCGTGTGCACCTATGTGGATGATGTAAGCATTTCTCCGTATCTGCTCACGGATTACATCCGGGATTCCGGGCGCATCTACAACATCAAAAAACTGGCGCTGGATAACTTCCGCTACACCATGATGGCCGAAGCGTTGCAGAGCATCGGTTTTGACGCAAAGGACAAGACCCGCGTGAAGCTGATCCGTCCCAGCGACATCATGCAGGTGGACCCGGTGATCCAGGACTGTTTCGACCGAGGCCTTTTCACCTGGGGAGACTTGCCACAGCTGCGCTGGGCAGTCAACAACACAAAACGTGTGCGCAGCAGCCGCAGTCAGGGCGTGGATACCGGAAACTTCGTCTATGCGAAGATTGAGGCAAAATCCCGAAAAACAGACCCCTTTATGGCCTTGGTAGCTTCCATGGTCATCGAAACCGAGCTGGGCACTGGACAAGTTCAGCTCCCCAAAATCGGACCAATATGCTGGTAAGGAGTTCAAACCATGTCATTTTCCAAAAAAGTAAAAGAGTTCTTCGGATTTCAGAAATCCGAGGGGCTCAAGCTCCCCGCGCAGCATGTGGATGAAACCAATGTGCCCATCAACGCCTCGGCTGCAAAAGCCTCCCTTGCCGACTGGATGACCTGTTGGGAGGAATACCGCCTGAGGGATCTGGCGTTCAACTGCTGCGTGAACCTCATCGCAAAAGCTATTGCAAACAGCGAGTTCAAGACGTTCGAGCGCGGACAGGCCGTCAAAAAAGATTACTATTACATGCTCAACGTGGAGCCGAACGTCAACGAAAACAGCACGGCGTTCTGGCAAAAGGTTGTCTACCGGCTCTATAAAAACAATGAGGCGCTGATCCTTGCCACTCAGCGCGGCGGCATGTTGAATCTGGTCGTGGCAGACAGCTGGACAAAACCGGAATACTTTCCGACGGCGGAAAACATCTACCGGCAGATCAAGGTGGGCGATGAACCGTACACCCGCGACCTGAAGGAAAACGAAGTCATCCACCTTGTGCTCAACAGCGCCGATGCAAAGGCGGTGGTGGATGCGCTCTATGCCAGCTACAACAAGCTGCTGGAAGCGAGCATGAAAAACCACAGCTGGAATTCCGGCCAGCACATGAAAGTGCATGTTTCGCAGGTCAATTCCGGGAAGGACAACTTTGAGGATCTGTTTGCGCAGCGGTTGAACGAGCAGTACAAGCCGTTCCTGCAAAATGATTTTGGCATTCTGCCAGAATTTGACGGCTACGACTTCCAGCAGTTCTCGGAATCGGGCAAGACCGGCGACACGCGGGATATCCGGGCGCTTGTGGACGACATTTTTTCTTTCACGGCGCGGGGGTTCGGTATCCCGCCCGTCCTGGTACAGGGCGAAATTGCCGGGATCAGCGACGTGGTCACGCATTGGCTCACCACCTGCATCGACCCGCTGGCGGCACAGATCAGCGAGGAACTGAACCGCAAGCTGTATGGACGACGGGTCTGGCAGCGCGGCGACCGCGTGAACGTGGATACCTCGACCATCCAGCATTTTGACATCCTGAGCAATGCGGACAAGATCGAAAAAATCGTGGAAAGCGCGGCATGGAGCATCAACGAGCTGCGTGAAAAGGTTGGAGATTCCACCATTACAGAGGACTGGGCAAACATCCATTGGATGACCAAAAACATTGCAACGGTTGAAGCCATTGCCCGCAATGCCGCGACCGAAGCCAACAAAAAGGAGGACAAGAACAGTGCCTAAACCGTATTTTGATATGCAACAGAGCGGCGAGGAAGCCAACATCTATATTTTTGGCGACATTACCAGTTTCCGGGGCATCGAAAATGATGTCAGCGCCTATCACCTGGCCAACCAGCTGGAGCAGGCCGGGAACTTTGCCGAGATCAACGTCCATGTGGACAGCTATGGCGGCGATGTCTCGGAGGGCTTTGCAATCTACAACGCCCTGCGGGCCAAAAACGCACAGATCACGACCCACGCCGACGGCTTTGTGGCCAGCGCGGCCATCTACCCGTTTCTGGCTGGTACGCAGCGCATCGCCAACAATGTGAGCGCGTTTTATTTCCATCCCGTCATTGGCGGCACCTACGGATATTCCGAAGACCTCCGCGAGGCTGCGGATGAGCTGGACAAGCTGACTGAAATCGGCCTGGGTGCGTTTACAAACGCGGGCATGAAAGAGCAGGCGGCGCGGGACCTCATCAACAGCAAAACGTGGTACAGCCCCGAAGCTGTACTGGAAATGGGCCTCGCCACCAGCATCCAGAAGGGTGTGCGTGGCGACGAAGCCACCCAGAGTGTGCACGACATGCTCATCCGTCAGACGCTGGCCGTTCCCTCCCCGGTACCCCAAAAGCCGCCCCAGGAACCGCCCGCTCCACCTGAAAACAATCTAATGAGGCTTTTTGCGAAGTTATGAAATATCCGATTGAAAACACGGAATTGGCGCTTTTTCGTGGAGTGGGACGCTATGGCATCCCGCAAATCGAGCCTGAAACAGATATTCCCATTGATAAGCTGGTATGGATTCCATTCAATTTCGCCATGTCTGCCAAAGACTGCTCCAAAAAAGGCGTTCACTTTTTTATCCATGATTATCAGTTCGAACGTGTCTGGAATGATCCGGACCGGTATATCCCAATCTTGCAAAAATTTGGTGCGGTAGTTTCGCCTGATTTTTCCATGTACGTTGACCACCCGGAAGCCGTCCAAATTTTTAACCATTACAAGCGCCATTGGCTCGCGGCTTACTGGCAGATGCACGGGATAAAAGTTATCCCCTCTATTGGATGGGTCGAAGAAAAAAGCTACGAATGGTGCTTTGACGGAGAACCCAAAAACAGCATTATCGCGATATCCTCTCTTGGCTTGATGCAAGACCCAGAGGTTAAGAAAACTTTTGAAAAAGGATGCAAAAAAGCACTGGATGAATTAAACCCAAGCAAAATTTTGTGGTATGGAAAACCGATAGAGTGCATAGAAGGCAGAAATGCAACAATCATCAAACCGTTTTATAAAAGTCTGGAAGAGAGGAAAAACAATGAGCAGCGGCGGAAGTAGATCATCCGGAAAGAGCAGGCTCGCCAATCTCAAAGGGAGTGACCGTCAGGTTGCATGGGCCACCTCTATCCGCGAAAATGCAATTGATGCGATGACATCCTTCAAAAAAAATGCAATCGAAACAAGCAAAAAAGCCAACATGTCAGAGGCTATGATTAAAGAGGGAACGGCACGTTTTGATTCTATAATCAAAACTCTGAAAAGTGAAACAAGTGCCGGAAATTTTATTGATAGCTTTTCTGGAGTAAAAGGAAAGAACTGGCAGGCTGACGCAAACAGCATCATGGCCACTATTTATGCGGCCGGAAGAAGCGGCAATGGCAATGAGTTGGAGAAAAAACTTGTCGCCATTATCAGCAAGAAAAAATAATTTGCCGTAAAGGCGTGTCCAAACTGGACACGCCTTTTTGAATACCCAAAAAGGAGACAACAACATGAATCTGAAAGACATGTACCAGAAGAATCAGAAACTGTCTGATCTGCGCCAGCGGCTGGCCGCTGCCATCAAGGACAACAAGCCCGACGAACTGTCTGACGTCTTTTCGGAGATGTGCCAGACCATCGGCGACATTACTGCGGAGGAGCACGAGGCTCAGCTGAACGGTCTGAGGCAGGAACTCAACAACTCTGTTCTGTATGCGCGCGGCGTCCGGCAGCTGACCACGGAAGAGAAGGAATACTACCAGAAGATCAGCGACGCCATGCGCAGCGAGAACCCGAAGCAGGCCCTCGAAAATGTGAGTGTCGTTTTCCCGCAGACCATCATCTCCCGCGTCATGGAAGACCTGACCGAGAGCCACCCGCTGCTGAGCAAGATCCAGTTTACCCCGACCGGCGGCGCTATCCGCATGATGCTGAACACCGACGGCCGCCACAAGGCCGCATGGGGTAAGCTGTGCGGGAAGATCATCGAGGAGCTGACCTCCGGCTTCAAGGAAGTGGACGTCGGCCTGTACAAGCTCTCTGCGTTCATCCCGGTCTGCAAGGCTCAGCTGGACCTCGGCCCCGAATGGCTGGACCGCTATATCCGCGCCATCCTGGCCGAAGCACTGGCCAACGGCCTGGAAGACGGCATCGTGATGGGCGACGGCAACGACAAGCCCATCGGCATGATCCGCGATGTGAGCGAGAGCGCTTCCGTTGTCGGCGGCGCATACCCCGAAAAGGCCAAGATCAAGGTTTCGGATTTCGAGCCCACCACCATGGGCAAGCTGGTCGCTCTGCTGGCCGTCACCCCGAACGGCAAGGACCGCAACCCGGATGACCTCATTCTGCTGGTCAACCCGCAGGATTACTATGAGAAGGTCATGCCCGCCACCACGATCCGCACCCCGGACGGCACCTATCGCAACAACGTCCTGCCCTACCCTGCCACCATCATTCCGGTTTCCGCTCTGCCGCGCGGCCAGGCTGTGTTCGGCGTGGGCCGGCTGTACTTTGCAGCGGTCGGCATGAACAAGGGCGGTCGGCTGGAGTACGACGACTCCTACCGTTTCCTGGAGGACGAGCGCGTCTACCTCATCAAGCTGTATGCCAACGGTTTCCCGGTGGACAACAACGCCTTCCTGAACCTCGACATTTCCGGCCTGCGCCCGCTGAATTACAAGGTCGAGACCGTCACCTCTCCTACACCGTCCGCTGACGCCAACCTGGCCTCCCTGAAGCTGGGCAACCTGACTCTGAACCCGGCCTTCAGCGCGACCACTGCCAGCTACACCGCAACGACCGATACGGCCTCCAATGTCATCACTGCCACCCCCGCAAACGCCGGTGCGACCGTGCAGGTCAAGGTCGGCAGCAAGATCATCGAGAACGGCAAGTCTGCCACCTGGGCCGAAGGCTCCAACACCGTGACCATCAACGTGACGGCGGAAGACGGCACGACCACCAAGGCCTACACCGTCACCGTCACCAAGTCCTGACCTTATGAAGACCGTATGGGATGGCATCCGGGACGTGCTGCTCCCGGATATCAAGACCTATCTCGACATCACGTGGGATGACGACGCCGTGGACACGAAGGTCTGGAACCTCACCGTGGGCGGTATGTCCTATTTGGACGGCAAGATCGGCGAGCCACAGGACTACACCGCGCCCGGTCTGCACCGGGACCTGCTCATGGATTACGTCCGCTACGCCCGTGACGGCGCGGCGGATATCTTCGAGAACAACTACCGTCATCTCATTTTGGCAGCGCAGAACGAAAGGCGGGTGAGCGCTTATGCCGCGCAAAATGCCGACCAGACCAACGAATGACATCTCGCAGAACTTCAACGCAGGCATTCTGGCTGTCTTTTCGACCGAGGACGTCGCCGATGTCGGCCACCAACCCAAAATCAAGCTGAAAAGGAAGCTCTCGGCCTGCTACGAAGAGCAGCGGCTCGGCATCAACCGGCTGTATCTCAGCCGCCAGAACCTCGCGGAGATCGTCCGCGTGGTGCGGGTGCCGCGCGCCCCGGTGCAAATCAGCAGCCAGGACGTGGCCCAGACCGAAGACGGCCAGTATTATCGCATCGACACGGTGCAGGTGGTGGAAAACTGCCACCCGCCCTCGATGGATATCAGCCTGCGGGCTGTCGAGGAAGATTTCGACAAACGCCTGAAGGAGGATGGCAAATGACGTGGAGCGAGTGCATCATCGCAGCCCATACCGCCGTCACCGATCAGGTGAGCCATGGCGGACGGATGAAATCCAAGCGGTATTTCGTCTGGCAGGAAGACGGAGCCTCCGATTTTGAGGCGGAAGGCAAGCACGTCGAGGGCTGCGTCACTGGCACGACCGACCTTTTCACCCAGAACGAGTTCGACCCCTGGCGCGAGGCGTTGGAGCGGTCGTTCGACTCGTTCGATTCCATTGCCTGGCGGCTGAACAGCATCCAGTTTGAGGCCGACCGGGGCATCTGGCACTACGAGTGGAGCTGGGAGGTGGCCGGTTGTGGCTAAAATCCGTGCAAAAGGTTCCGAAAAGTACCTCATGAAGCTTGAACGGCTGAACAAAAACACAGATGGCATTTGCAAGCACGCCGTCCATGAAGGCGCAAGGGTGGCAGGTGACGCAATCGACGCAGCCATTGATGATATCACCGTCCACAGTTTGCCTTCTGGGGCAAAATACTATTACCTGTCCGAACAAGACAAGGACAACGGTGTTATGCTGGACGGATTGACCAAAGAACAAGCCGATGGGCTTCATGAGGGCCTTGGCGTTGCTGAGATGCAGTACAGCGACAACGCTTGGAATACCAAAATTGGTTTTGCTGGTTACAATGACGTCCATACCAAAACCTACCCAAAAGGCCAGCCGAATGCCCTGATTGCTCGCAGCGTGGAAAGCGGAAGCTCTATCCGCAATAAGACGCCATTTATTGCGCCCGCTGTGAGAAAAATCAGGAAATCGGCTGAAAAGGCAATGGATATTGCAATTGAAAAATCTATTGCAGCTCTATTTGACGAATAACCCAAAGAAGGTGTCCACAGTGGACACCTTCTTCTTTTTTTATTTGGAGGAAAAAACATGCCTGAGAATCCGAAAAGCATTGTGACGACCGGTTTTTCCAACATCCATGTCGCGCTGTATGCAGCCGACGGCGGGAACGTCACGTACACCGGCGTCCGCAAGCTGGGCCGCTCGGTGAGTATGAGCACCGATATCTCGACCAGCGACGATAACAATTTCTACGCCGATGACCGGCTGGCCGAGACCGAGACCGGCTCCGCCTTCACGGACGGTTCCGGCACCATGACCATTGACGGCCTGAGCCCGGACGACGAAGCCTTCCTCATGGGCCTGAAAGCGGGCAACCCGGTGCAGGTGGACAGCAGCAACAGCGTTGAGACGCTGGAGTATGGTGCGGAGATGGAGCCGCCCTACATCGGCATCGGTGCCGTGAAAAAGCTCCAGCGGGACGGCAAGAGCTACTGGGGCGCCATGGTTCTGGCAAAATGCCGCTGCAAGGTGCCCGGTGACGACGCCACCACGCAGGAGGATCAGATCGACTGGCAGACCCAGGACATCGACTTCACCATCATGCGGGACGACAGCGCGAAGAACCGCTGGAAGATCATCCCGAAGACCCTGTTCACGACCGAAAGCGCGGCAGTGGCCTTTGTCAAGAAAGCTCTGGGAGGCGAATAACAGATGAACGACAAGTATGTTGTGTGGACGAATATCAAGGGCAAGAAATATCCGCTCTGCCTGACCATCGGGGCGGCGGATGTGCTGGAAAAAGCGTTCGGCAATGTCAACGCGGTCGTGGAGAGCGTCACCGCTCACGCCGACAAGCAGGAACTGGCCGAAATGATGCGCGTGATCCTGACCGTACTTCGCCCACTGGCGGAAGCTGGCAAGGCGTATCTCGCCGCAAGCGCTTCGTTTTCCGGCGAAAAGTTGGAAAATACCGCAGACCTTCCGGCAGATGATGTTCTTCAGGCGATTTTGTCCGGCGCTGAGATCGTCGAGATCTGGGCCGACGTTGCCATGGCTCTGCGCGGCGGGTCCTCCCGCGACGTGGAGGTCGCACCGGATAACAACCCAAAAAACGGCGAAACCGCCATGTGATCCGGCTGAATACCACATGGTATCTGTATTACGGCCGAAAGCTTGGCATGACAGAGCGCGAAGTTCTGGCCTGCCCGCTTGGCCGAATGCTGGATTATATGGCGTGTATGCAGATTGAGAACGGTGCAGACCAGAAAGTCTATGCCGCCCTCGATACGCTGGCGGCGATACGATGAGGAGGTGGTAGCGCTTGGCAAAAACGGATATTGGCCCAAAAATCAGCGTTGAGGGCGAAAGCGAATACCGCAAACAGATGCAAAACATCATCCAGCAGCAGAAGGAGTATTCCTCTGAGCTGAATCTTGTCACTGCACAGCTTGGAAAAAACGCCACCGCACAGCAAAAGGCCTCCTCCATTGCCTCCGTGCTGAAAAAGCAGATTCAGAATCAGGAGTCTGCCCTCTCGGCACAAAACACGATGCTCCAAAAAGCAGTCACAAAATGGGGCGACGCCAGCAAAGAGGCATCCGGCTTTCGCACTGCCATCAACAAGACCAGCGCCGAACTGGCAACCCTCAAGAGCCGCCTGTCTGACGCGGAAAACGGTCTGGGCGAATTTTCGGACCAGACAAGAACGTCCGGCGACGACCTTTCTGCCTCTGTGACGGCGGGCACGTTGGCCGCAAAAGCCTATGAGACCATCGGCAGCACTCTGCTGTCGGCAGGCAAAAAGGTCGTTGAGGCGGGCGTCAGCTATAACGCCCAGCTGGAGCAGTATCAGACGGCACTGACCAACATGCTCGGCAGCGCATCCGCTGCGGAAAACACACTGGAGCAGATCAAGCAGGACGCGGCCCGGACCCCCTTCGACACGGCGGGCCTTGTCAAGGCCAACGAGCTGCTGATCTCGACCGGCGTTGATGCAGATTCCTCTCGCAAAGTCATCCTGGCACTGGGCGATGCAGTCTCGGCCACCGGTGGCGGCAACGAAGAGCTGAGCCGAATGGCCCAGAACCTCCAGCAGATCAAAAATGCCGGAAAGGCCACGGCGGCAGACATCAAACAATTTGCCTATGCGGGCATTGATGTCTATGGCATTTTGGCCGACTACACCGGCAAATCGACCGCCGAAGTGCAGAAAATGACGGTCACTTATGACCTGCTGACTGCTGCACTGGAAAAGGCCTCAGGTGAGGGCGGACGGTACTACAACTCCATGTCCACCCAGAGCGAGACGCTCAACGGCCAGATGTCCACGCTGACGGATAACGCCACCCAGCTGGCGGGCCTTATGACTGCTGATTTGACCGACGGCATCAAAATGGTCGTTGGCAACCTCAATGATATGACCGTTGCGGCGGCAGAGGCATACAAAACGGACGGCTGGGTCGGTCTGGCGAAGGAGATTGCGTCGCTGAATCCGCTGATCTCAGGCGTAATCAGCGAGATGTCTGCTTTGGGAGATGGACTGTCTACCATTGCCAAAAATGCTATCAGCGTCCTCGATCAGTGGAGCTACAAGCTCAACAAGGCGCTGGGCAAGGACGCCTATGCAGGGTATGACAGCTACGAGGACTACCGCTCACAGACGGACAGCCAGAAAAACAAAAACCGCCGAAGGCAGGAAGCCCTGGCCGGAAAAGGTATCTCAAACCAAAAGCAATACGACCGGCTGCATCCGACCGTAACGACCCCGACAAGCAGCGGAAGCGATACGCCGACCGGGAGCACGACCCAAAAAACCAAAAAGGCCGCTGCCGACCAGAAGAAGCTCGCTAAAAGCGTGACCGAAACCAACACCCAGCTGTTGGAGGGCACCGGCAACATCGTCGGGGCCATCAAGCAGGTGACAGAAACCGCCGATAACACTTACAACGTCTACGACGGAACGACCAAGCAGCTCAAAGGCACGACGCAGGAAACCGCCCAGACCGTCACCCGGACATGGACCGAGATGGTGGACGGCATCCAGAAAAACTACAAGCAGGTCGTCACCCTGTTGGACGGCGTGGAGCAGAGCAGCAAAACGACCGTTGAAAACGTCACGACTGCCGGAAAGACCGCGGTTGCCTCGAAGTCAGAGAAGATCTATGGTGTGGACGGCGTTGTCGGCGCTCTGGACCGGACGACCCAGACCACCAAGAAGATCGAGCAAGTCGTTGACCAGACGACCGGCGAGGTAAAAGAAAACGTTGTCTCTACGACCGATGTGGTGACGGACTCCTATACAGCCATTGTGGACGGCGTCGCCCAGGCAGTCACTCGCACGACAACTTATGTCAACGGCATTGTGACCGACGTGCAGGAAAAGACAAACGACCTGAAGACCGAGATCAAGGGCGTTCAGGGCACGGTGGGCAGCTTCTCTCAGTTCATCCTCGACCTCGATACAAAACTGGGCGGTCTGGAACAGGCGGCTTCCAACCTGAGCAAGAGCCCGCTCGGAAGCTGGTTTTCGGACTTGGCGAAAGGCTACCGCGCAAGTGACAGCTTTTTTGACAACATCGACGTGCCCGGCCTTATTGTAGGAGGGCTTGTTTCAGCGGCTACGGGCTATATGAAGGGCGGCATACCGGGAGCGATTGCAAGCGCGGGCCTGTCCATTGTGGGCAACCTGATCGGGACAAATCTTTCCGGCCTGGCCAATGAGTCGAACCACTGGGGCGCAGACCTTGTCACCAGCATGGCGAACGGCATGAAAGACGCTGGCGGATTTTTGGCCACTGCCGCCAAAGGGCTGGCCGAGACTGTAACAAGTTTCTTACATTTCTCTCGCCCGGACGTTGGCCCGCTGCGGGAATATGAACAGTGGATGCCGGACATGGTCAAGGGCATGGCCAAAGGTATCACCGATAACGCCTATGTGCTGCGCGACGCGGTGCGCGGGCTGAGCGGCCAGATGGAAACTCAGCTCACCTATGATGTGGGCCGGGCCAGCTCTGCGCTCACCACGGCTTACAACACCCGGCGCATCAGCATGGGCGGCGTCAGCATCAGCATCTACCCGCAGGAAGGGCAGGACGCTGAGGAGATCGCCCAGTACACCATCGACAAGTTGCAAATGATGATCAATTCGGAGGCCTCCGCCAATGGAGAAATACCTGTATTTTAACGGCCACAGCTCGGATGAGTATTTTTGCCACATCGAGCACAAGCCGGAGATCCCGGTCCCGGAAGCCAAATACGAGGAGTATGAGGTGCCGGGCCGAAACGGAAAGCTCCATGCTGACCTGGGCTATTACGACAATATCACCGTGACGTATCAGCTGTACTTCCACGGCAAAAACCCGACGGAGGAAGACGCCCGCACCGTCAAGAAATGGCTGGCCGGAACGCCGGGAGCGCATCAGCTCTCCGACGGATACGACCCGTCGTTTTTTTATTTCGCCACGGCCAAGCCGGGCAGCATCACGAACATCCTCAACAAGTACGGCCGGCTGTCGGTTGATTTTGACTGTGATCCGCGCCACTTTCTTGTGTCCGGCTATCAGGCTGCGGCACTGGAAAACGGACAGACCCTTCTCAACCCGCTGGATCAGGTGGCGCTCCCCTATCTGGAGATCACCGGAAACGGCGCAGAGGGAAAAGTCGTCGTCAACGGCGTGGAATTTTCCGCCATGCCCCCGGCAGACCGGGTACTCTATGCCGACTGCGAAAACTGGGACGCTTACGTCACCGGCGGCACCAACGCAAACGCGCTTGTTGGCGGCACCTGGCCCACGCTGCGGCCGGGCGAAAATACGATCAGCTGGAGCGGCGGCGTGACCGGCGTGACCCTGACTCCAAGGTGGTGGACATTATGACGCCGATCTTACACGAGGCCGATGTAACATCCATCGGCAATTACGGTCTGGGCGCGCTGAAAGACGCCCTGAGCTGCACCGTCAGCTGCGAAGAGAACGGTGCGTATGACCTGACCCTCATCTATCCGATGACCGGTCTCCATGCGGAGCTGCTGGTCGAACGCAGGCTCATCAGCGCGGCCCCGTCCCGGTACGAAAACCGGCAGCTGTTCCGCATCTACCGGATGACGCGGCCCATCGACGGCAAGATCCAGGCCTATGCGCATCACATCTCGTATGACCTCAACAATTGCATCGTCAAACCTTTCACGGCTGCGTCGCTGAGCGAAGCCATCACAAAACTCAAAGCCGGAATCGTAGGAGACTGCCCGTTCGATATTTTGGCCAGTTACGATACTGCGGGCACATTTTCGGTCTCGAAGCCGATGACTGTCCGTGCGGCGCTGCTGTCCAGCAACAGCGACAACCTCGCCTCGGCCTATGATGGCATCTGGACGTTCGACGGCCTGAGCTGTGTGCTGCGCAAAAAAGAGACCGTTGACCGCGGAGTCAAAATTGCATACGGCCTGAACCTGCTGGACGTCACCCAGGAAAAAAATATCGAGGACGTCTACACCCACGTCTATCCCTTCTGGATGAGCACCGAGAAGAACAAGTATTATGACCTGGAGCCCATCGCGGCTTCCAGCATCACCGGCTACCGGAAAATCTACCCGCTCGACCTCACCAGCTACTACCAGAAAGCGCCTTCGGACGCCAGCATGAAAAAGACGGCCGACGAGTTCATCCAGAAAAATGAGATCGGCAAGATCAGCGTCAGCCTGACAGTCTCTTATGTCCAGCTGGAAAAGTGTGTGGAGTACACAGGCTCCGGCCAGAGCGGGATTATCCTGCGCGGTGATACGGTCGAGGTGCGGTATCTGCGTTTGGGCGTGAGCGCCACGGCGCGGATCACCAAGACGGATTACAACGCGCTGCTGGAACGTTATGACTCCCTGCAAGTGGGTGACGCCAAAGAGCGCCTGGCCCGCACGACCATCCGGGAGCGCAGCCGCGTGACCACCACCAACGACCGGGCGGTGGATGCCGGGACATTGGCCACGGACGCGACAGAAGCCGCAGAACGTGCAAGCCATGTTGCGACGGATTATATCGAGGAGAGCGAAACAGGAAGTATCAATTTCGGCGTCGGCGATCACTCGTATATCATCAACCCGGACGGCCTGGAATTTCGCGGGGTACGAAATTCCAGCGTCATCTGGGACAACTCCGCCAACGCTTCGGGTGGTCTGGACGGCAATGTTTTTATTCCGCTGGATCTGGCAAGCTATTCGGTCGTTGCCGTTGGCTTCATCGACAATTTGGGCAGTATTTTTGACAGCAGTGTCATCGACAACAAGAGTATCCAATGGGCAATCGCGCCAGTCAACGGAAAAAGTGTCCGAGCAACGTACACCTGGGACTATCCACGCATCCGGGAATTTTCGGTCAGCAAAACCGGTATCCAGTTTGGACCCGGTGGATGGCTGGAATCCAAAAAGGTGAGTGGTGTCCCGGTCGGCGCGACGATGAACAAAAACAAAAAGTGCTGTATCCCATACGTTGTGATGGGCTTTATGTGATGGAGGAGTCTATGTATCTTATCACGTTCCGGCCTGACACGCGCCGGATCACATCGGCGGGCGTTATCAACCCGACTTACGCGCTGACCACCCTGCCCGATGGGGCCGCATACTCTGACACACTTCCGGACGGAAATGTGTCGGACTATCTGCTTTCCGAATCAGGCGATTTTATTTTGAGCAAGGAGGACAATGATGCGAGAGATCAAAATTGATTTCGACAACCCCGGCCTTCCGCAGCGTCTGGACGTTGTGGAGAATGACGCGCAGAGCCGCTTTTTTAAGGCGGTGCTGTACAAGGACGGCAAGGCATACGCTGCGCCGTCCGGTGCAACGTACAGCATCATGTACCGTGGATTCGGTCCTCAGAATGAGGGCTGGTATGATACCATCAACGACGGCGCTGGCAAGCGGGCGGCCTGCTCGGTATCCGGCAACGTCGTCACCTGCGAGATCGCACGGCAGGCTCTCCGCGTCCCAGGCCATGTCAGCGTCGTGCTCTGCGTGACCGGCGGAAATGGCTATATGCTCCATGGCTGGCCCATTGACTGCAACTGCCGCAACGACAATTATACCGGCGGAACGTCGGTGGAGAGCTTCTTCTATATCACTCAGGTCACCAACGCGGACTGGACCTCGGCGATCAAAGCCTGGGAAGAGCTCAAGAACATGATCGACCCCACCCTCTCCCTCTCCGGCAAGGCGGCAGATGCAAAAGCGACTGGAGATGCGGTTGGTCAGCTAAAGGAAGATATAGTTAGCAATGCAAAAAGGAATCGGGTTAATTTGGGTGCACAAAAAGTTGTACGAGGCAGTTATTATTTGGACAGAGGCTTTTCTCAAACGGACTATTATACATGGTATTTCGATTTGTCTCCATATAATACGGGTAGGTATATTGTAACAGCGTCTTCTCCTGCATATACGAATTTTGTGACGTTCCTTGATGAAAGCATGAATACTGTTGGATATGTGAAAAACAGTTCCTCAGACGGAGTTGTCAAATCTGAAATGTATGTCACCAAGCCAGAAAATGCAAAATACATCGCAATCACAACGGGTGTTCCAACTCTAGACCAGAGAGCACTGTTGGTTAGTGCGTGTATATCAATTGATGAAATTCAAGGAGTCCCATTTTATACCAATGATAACGGAGAGGATGCTGATGTATATCCAATAATTATCCTAAAAGGTACAGTCAATAATGGAAAATTGGATTCATCTTACGTCCCAAATACCACAAAAAGAGCGGCACTATACTGCCCAAAATCAAATTGTGACATCAAAATCAAATGCGTAGGAAAATTTAATATTTCATACAAAAACGTATGGACTAAAGAAGCAATGATCCGTAAGGAAGATACTGGGTTTTGGCTATCCATACAAAATGATAAAAATACCGATTTTGAAGATGTTCCAACTGGCGAAGATATTATGATGGTTGCATTGAGCAAAAAATCGCATGATGTTGTTGCTAAACCGTATTGTGTTGATATAACAAATACGTTTACCTACAATCAAGCGTCAAATTCTACTATTCCTTTTAAGCCGTCGGATATTCGAGTTGTTACAAGTTTATTTAACCCTCCGCAAAAAGAAACTATTATGATTTCCGTTCCAGACACAATTGACGTAATAGTCGAAGAATTTATATTAAAAGATGGCGTTTACTCTAAGAAATATATGTATAAAGACTTCGCAGCAAACATTAACGTATGGCTTAATGGAACATTTTATTGCAATGTGTATCCAGAGAGATATTATACGATTTTAATTCGGAATAAAGATAATTCCCCTATATCTGCTGGCCAAGTGTATAAATATCTCCATGTTTATGTGGTTGATAATCGGTTTCATATACCCGAATATTATAGAGATTATATGTCTCAGAAAGAAAAAGAAATTCTTGAAAATATTGATAGCTTTAACAGCTTTGCATTTGCATTTATAACAGACATTCATATCCAGCGGAATACAAAACATTCACCTGCTCTTATGAGACGAATCAAAACATCGTGTGCGATAAAAACCATTCTCGGAGGAGGCGATTGGCAGACTGCATGGAACTCAGACGAGCAAGGTAAAAACGCTATTGTCGATGACATGATAGAGATTCGCAATTTGTTCTTTGACTTGCCAATGATAAAAACTATAGGAAATCATGAATGGGCATACGGTGGAAACAATCAATACAATATTTCCACCGATGAAGCGTATAATATTTATTATCGCTCTGATGAAGAAAAGGCAAAATCTGAAATTGTGTATCCTGAAAACGGAAATGGGACGTATTTTTATTCCGATGATAAAACCAATAAAATCCGTTATATTTCCGTGAACTGTATGGATTATGCTGACGACTTGGATATATCCAAATATAACAAAGAGTGGTATTTTTCCATAAGCGAAGAACAAATTGCATGGCTCAAAAGCTCCTTAAATCTGCCCTCCAATGATTGGTTATGTGTTGTTTTCTCTCATGTGCCACTGTGGACATCATCAGAACGGCCTTTTGGGACGAGTACACTAGTTGTAAATGCTGAAAAAATTGGGAAAGTCATAAGCGGATACACGTCAAAAACGGAAGAATTCTCTGCACACAAAGGCACACTTGTGTGTTGGCTTGCTGGACATACGCACAGAGATGCACTTATTGAGTGGCATGGCACACACATGGTTGTGACTAACGGAGACTGCTTCATCCGAGGAGAAGGCGCGCAGACGAGAACGCTTGGGACTACAAGCGAACAGTGCTTTGACGTTTTCTGCATTAATAAAAAAGAAAGAAATGTAAAAATTGTACGCATTGGAGCAGGCGAAAATAGAGAATTCGCCTATTAACTAAAGGATGCTTTATCCCACTAACAGAAAGGACGTGACATGATGGCAAAAACAATTTTAGACGTTTCCCGCTGGCAGGGTAGCATTGACTGGGATGCCGTCAAGGCCAGCGGCAAAATCGACGGCGTGATGCTGCGGGCACTGGGGTACAAGGGCGGCAAGCCCTATGTAGACCAGACCTTCGAGCGAAACTATGCCGCCTGCGCCGCACGGGGCATCCCGGTCGGCGTGTATTTCTGGCTGGGTTCGACCGTTGCAGGCGGCATGGTAGATCTGACTGCCATGCTGCGCAGTGTGCTGGAGGGGAAGACCTTCCAGCTGCCCATCGCCATCGACGTGGAGGACCCGAAGCTCAAGGCACTGACACCGACAGAGCTGTCGGCCCTTGTCCGGCTCTATGCTGCCGAGATCGAGCGCTGGGGCCTCTATGCGATGGTGTACACCTACTCGAACTTTGCGGATACCGCGCTGGACATTGACGCACTCGCAGCTTACGACCTGTGGATCGCGGACTACCGCGGCAGGCGCCCCACCCGCAGGCACGGGATGTGGCAGTACACCAGCACCGCCAGTGTGCCGGGCATCACGGGCAACGCAGACCTTTCCCACGCCTACAAGGACTACGCAGCCATTATCGCGAAAAAGGGGCTGGACCGGCTCCGGGAGGGCGCATGAGCGAAGCAATCATCGTTCCAATCATCGTGGCAATCATCACCGGCGGTCTGAGCCTAATCGGCGTGATTATCTCCAACAACCACACTGCCCAGAGCATGGACGCTAAGCTGGACAAGCAGCAGGCCGTCACCGAAACCAAGCTGGAAGAGCTGACCCGCGAAGTCCGGACGCACAACAATTTTGCCCAGCGCATCCCGGTGCTGGAAGAACAAATGAAGGTGGTAAACCACCGCATTGCAGACCTCGAAAAAGAGAGAGGAGAGTAACACATGGAAAACATCCTTAACACCATTCTCACCCCGCTGCCCTCGTGGCTGGCGCTGGTGCTCATCGTTGTTGGCGCTGTTTCGCTTGTTCTGGGGCTTATCCGCCTGGGCTACGGCGCGGCGGTCAAGGGCACTGTGCTCGACCTCATCGCAAGGGCAGAGCACGAAATTCAGGGCACCAAGAGAGGCGCAGAACGCAAGGCGTGGTGCGTCAAGATGCTTCGCACCTATCTGGATAACAGCAAGTGGGGCAGGCTGGTCTCGTGGGCGATCACAGAGGAGACCATGAGCAAGGTGATTCAGTTTTTCTTTGACCGCGCAAAGGCTGCTCTGCAAAAGCAATAAGGAGGATATCATGGCAAGCACTACATACCGCCATCTCGGTGACGTCACCGAAATGTACGCCGCACAAGAGCAATTTCGGCACGTCACGAAAATGGTCTGCGCACGTTTTCGTGGCCTCACGAAAACATACTGTCTCGGCAACGTCCCCGTAATGGTGCGCAACGCCGGACAGCTGCCGCAGCCTTTCTGGCTCGGTGCTCATGGCGGCGGCTCGCGTAGTGCTGCCCGCTGCGCTGCGAGGACTTGACCGAAAGCAGATGACCGCCGCCATCAAAAGCGCACCGCTTGGGAGGGTAGACCGAAAGATAGCTCTTTTGCGGTACGTTGAGCGGCTCCCGCTGCCGGACATTGCAGCACGAATGCATTACAGCCGGACGGCGATAGGCTACCGGCTGAAAGGCATTGAAAAAATGCTGGATGTGTGATATAATATTTATACCGTCCGAAGTAGAGTACACACACTTCGGAGAAATCTGTACAGAGAGCCAGCGGAAGAACGTTTACCCGCTGGCTTTTCTTTTTGCACGATTTGTGGTATAATCATCTCAACAAATCCTCCCGGCCTCTCGAAGAAGCGCAAGAGGGTGGATATTTGAAAAACCCCCGGTGTCCACTGTGGACACCGGGGGTTTTGTTGTTTCGGTCACATATCTTCGACGGTGTAAGACACGCTGGAGCTGTCCAGCAGGTTGCCGTCCTCGTCGTACTGGTACTCAAAATCGGTATTGGTGCCGTTTGCGTAAGTAACGGCGTAGTCGATCAGATAATCGACATCATCCACCTTGAACGCATCCAGCTCCATGTTGTAAGGGAGCTGACCAACCTCAAAGAACTCGTTCTCAAAGTCGATTCCCGTCCGGTCATCCGTCATGGAGATGCTCAGGATCTTCTTGCCGTCATAAAACTTCGTCATTGTTTGTTCCTCCGTTTATTTTGTGTTCCTTACCGTGATTTAATTATAGCACAAAAGAATCATTTTTGCAATAGAAAAACGCAAAAAAGATTCTGATTTGCAAAAAATATTTTCGAAGAAAGCCCCCGGCACCGATGTCGTGCCAGGGGCCTGTCTTATTTCAGATATTCCCGGATCGCGGCAAGGATCAGGTCGTTTCTGTTGCACTTTTCTTTTTCCATCCGCTCCGTGAGCTTTTGCGCAACTGCGGCAGGGATGCGGACCGTCGCCTGGACATCCTCGGCTGCACCCGGCTCTCCGAAGATCATCTCATATTCGTTCCCGTCCAGATGCGCTTCTGCCCACTTGCGGGCGTCATCTTCTTCCAGCGGAAGAATCGACTCGCCGCTGGACCATTCGTTGACCCCGATCTGTTGGCTGTATTTGCTCCCGGCTCCGCCGTAGCCGTACAAAAAATAGTTTCCGGCCTTGTTCCGGTAGAGGATCTCCTCCTCGTGGTAGAGACCGCGATAGTCCTGATCGGACTCCCAGTATCCCAATTTCTTTGCGGTCTCCGTGTTGTAGCGGCGGTTATTGATTACTTTGTACATTGTCATCCTCCTGCTTTTGCTTCAAAATTTCTTCTCGTGCGGCCGAGGCCTCGGCTACCGTATCATACAATCCACAATACTTTCCGTCCAAAACGAGCTCCCATTTCCCGGTCTTTGGATGTAAATGGATACCGGGGATCCCAGATTGAGGGTTGACAGGCCCTCGCGGTCCCAGGAGTCGAATGGGTTTTGCTCGCCCGGCGTTGACCTGCCCTCTGACGTTGTTGCGCCGTAACTGCTCAGCTGCACAATCGGCTGAACACACAGATGTGCATGTAGGACTGTCAAACGTCTTGCCACAAATTACGCAAACACGTCTTTCTTTTCGCATTTCGCGGTGATGCTCGTTAAATCGTTCCCTGTTTTGGTCCATATACTCCCGCTTGTGCTCCCGAATGTTATCTGCAACCACATATTTGGAGCAGTCGGGGCAATAACGCTGTAAACCAGAAGTCACGATATACGGTTTCCCGCAGTGCTGGCAAATGTCAGTACTGCCGATCTCGCGGACTTTTCCGGCTTTTTTCCGCTCTTTGCATCGCTTCGCCGCTTCTATCTTTGCGGCTTTTTGGCATTCGGGGCAGTATTTTGACCGAGGATACCCCAAAAAAGTGACTCCACATGTTGCACAGGTGCGGTTCTGATACACACCGGTTTTGCGGCTTTCCTCCGCACATTTTGGACAAAGGTAACTGTCATTTGACCTTGTCCAATAAACTTCGCCGCATTTTTTGCACTTGCGGGGGACAAGACCTTTTTTGGACTGCCGCTCAAGCTCCTGACGCTTGATTTCGGAAGCGTTTTTTAATGCTTCTTCGACTGTGTCAATGTCCCTCGTCTTCTGGTTTCTTTCATCTTGTCGTTGAGCCTTTCTGACTTTTGCACAGTCTTTGCAAAATTTGGATGCGCTATATCCATAAAAAGACGTTCCGCACATTTTACAAAATTTCAAAATCGGTTCTTTCTTGCGCTTCTCAGCCATCATTATTTACCCCGTCCATCAATCTCAAAATCGAGATCAACATCAACGTCAATTTCGATATTTATGCTGGAGATCGGTTCGATTTCAGCGTCCACGGTGCATTCTCTTTCCGGATTTTTTTTGTTCGCATACCTTTCGGCGCGAAGGGCAAGCCGATAAACATTTTTAGCCATGTATGCGCATCTTTTCTTATCATAAGTCCGCTTCTGGATGTCAAAAAACTCATCCTCAAAGCAGATGCCAGATTTACAATCGACCATATTGATACTCAGGATGCGTTTTCCATCAAAAAATCGAGTCATAGTTATCCACCCTTATCGTTATCGAGCCATGCAATCGCCATAGCAGTAAGTGTGGCAGCGGGGGCACAGGCCGCGGATCGCGGTCACGCTGGGACGGCGCTCAAAGACGCGGGCAACCTTGGTCATGACCTCGATGGTCTTGGTCTTCTTGTCGTAGCTGCCCTCAACGGTCTGGCAGTTGCTGTACTCGTTTTTGTACTGGCTATAGTGCATACGGACGATACCAGCAGCGGCAATCTTTGCGGCCTTTTCGGCTGCGGCCTTTGCAGATGCCCAAGCCTTTTTCAGAGCATCGGCAAAAGTGAGCAGCCACATTGCATCGTGACGAGCTTCGTACATATGGCGATAGGTGCGGAACATCCTCCAAGCGTTGCTCATAATCTCGTGCAGATTGTACTTTTTCATTGTTCGTTCCTCCGTTTATTTTGTGTTCCTTACCGTGATTTAATTATAGCATAAAAGAATCATTTTTGCAATAGGAAAACGCAAAAAAGATTCTGATTTGCAAAAATATTTTTGAAAATCAATCCCAGAGCGGAACGATACACTTTTTGTGCTATTCGCACTAGTTTTGTCGAAAGCCTTGCCGTGCAAACGAAAACGTGATATTTTATTTTTGCTTCCAGAGTGAAGCCCTTATCAGTTAAGCGCTCATGCGGATTTTTCCGTGTGGGCGCTTTTCTTTTTTTGTCCTTCGTTGTACCTTCGTTGTCCTTCGTTTTTTGCTGATGCGGTACACTAAATGCACAAGGAGGGATGTATTATGAGCTATTATCCGGCACCCGGAGCGCCCTACGTTCCGCAGCAGCCTGTCAATCCTTACGGCGGCATGGGCACAGTTGGGCTTGCCACTCCCCTGCCCAACACGCAGATGCAACAGGCACAACCGCAGCGTCCGCAGCCGATGAATGGGCAACAGCCTGTTCAGCAGTCGGCACAAGATGGCGGCTGGCTGCTTGGCAGACCCGTTTCCAGCAGGGAAGAATTTCTGGCGATACCGTCTGACCTGTACGGCAGACCGACCTACTGCCCAGACTTACGCAGCGGCGTGATCTACTGCAAGCGGCTCAACCCGGACACCTGCGAATCCTATGTGCAGGAGTTTTACAGCCCGGAAGCGTGGAGGCAGATGCAGGCGCAACAGGCACAGCAGACCGCTGCACCGAAGCAGCAGTATGTGCCTATTGAGCAGTACAACGCCCTTGTGCATCGGCTGGATGAACTGGAAAAATGGCAGAAGAGCTTTTCCAAGCCCTCTGCCACCGCAAAGAAAGGAGAATAAGCGATGTCCTCTCCGTTTGATGTGATTACGCACAGCCCTATCATGCAGCTTGCAAATCTGGCTCGCGCCGGACAAAACCCGATGGGGCTTATCCAGCAGTTAAGCGGGCAGAATGCTCCTATCATGCAGGGCTTGAACCTGATTCAGGGCAAGAACGAAGCACAGCTCCGAACGATGGCGCAGAACCTCGCCAAAGAGCGCGGCATCGACCTGAACCAGCTGGCAAGCGTCCTGAACCTGACGCTGCCCCGATAACGCATCCCTCTAAGCGAAACGCTTCTCAGTTTTGCGGACTTGACAAAAACCGCTTTTGTTTGGCTTCGCCCATCGCATACGGCGGTGGGATAGCATAACGCAAAACCGAAAGGAGTTTTGTTATGGACGATTTTGCAACTGGCTATCTGGCTGGGCAGGACGGCGGCAATAACAACGGCGGATTCTTCGGCAACGAGGGTCTGTGGGCGGTTATCATCCTCGCCATCATCTTCGGCTGGGGCAACTACGGCAACGGGCGAAACGGTGGTGACAACGGCATGAACAGCTACATCCCCTATCTGGTCGGCACTGGCGCAACCGGGCAGGGCGGCGCAGACACCCGCGCGGCTCTGTCTGAGGGCTTCTATCAGCAGGATACCTCCCGCTCTCTGGCGGGCATCCAGAGCGGTATCTGCTCTCTGGGCTATGACCAGCTGGCGCAGCTCAACGGCATCAACGCCGCTATTGCTGGCGGCTTTGCTGGCACCAATCAGGCGATCTGTCAGCTTGGCTACCAGAACGCGCAGCTGGTGAACGGTCTGGAACGCAGCGTGTCCAACGGCGACAACGCCATCAACCTTGCTATCATGCAGGAGGGCAATGCACGGCAGGCCGGTCAGACCGCACTTGCTACGCAGCTTGCATCTTGCTGCTGCGAGAACAAGCAGCTGATCGGCGACCTGAAGTACACCATCGCAACGGAAGACTGTGCCACCCGGCAGGCTATCGCAGACAACGCCCGCGCCATCGTGGACAACTGCAACGCCAACTTCCGCAGCATGATGGACTACTTCACGCAGGACAAGATCGCCACTCTGACCGCTGAGAACCAAAGCCTGAAGTTCGCCGCTTCTCAGGATCGTCAGAATGCGCTTCTGACCACTGTGATGTCCCAGCAGACTGATACCATCCTGAACCGGGTCAATCCTCGTCCGATTCCCGCTTATCAGGTGGCGAACCCCAACGTCGGCGTGACCCATCAGCTTTTGAGCTACCTTGTCAGGAACACCGGCATAAAAA